CCGCCTTGACGTTTCACGTGGTGAGTTCACTGTTTTAGACGTCATGTGCCCGGACGGTCTCTCTCGTAGTGTAGCCCCTGTGGACTCCTACGAGGCTGTGACTTTACCCATGCGCCTGTTTGACGCTGCCAAAGCCGTCGCTTCTATCGCCAAGGTCCCAATTACGCCATCTATGGTAGCCACGAACTGCTACCTACCGGCCAAGGATGGCATGCCCACGGAGAAACTCCCGCCGGGCCATGCTGCGATATTAGCCGCGTTCACGCGCTCGCAGGTTCCGGTTTACCCACCAGTCGTCTACCCCCCGACTGAGGCATGTGTACCGATCTCGTTCGGTAAGCATGATTATACCGAGAGCGCCCCGCTCGTGGCCTTTGGATCCCCTCTCATTGGCCCGAACTACGCTTTCGTGGATTCAATCCACGCCGATAAGGCTTGCATTGAGGGACGCGTGACTGCGTTCCACGGGCGATCTAACACGCTCACGCCGAAGATCGCTAAGTACATCGCGGAATTCGCCGCCCAGTTGGTGCCCGAGCCTCACCTCCTACAACCGATTGGCCACGACGAGGTATTGGAACGGCAACAAAGGCCGACTCAGCGCAGCATTTGGCATGAGGCTTCGGTCACTGGTGACTTTTGGACCGCCGTATTCAACGTGTTCAAGAAGATTGAACCCGCTCAGAAGGTTACTGACCCGCGAAATATTACCACACCCCACCCCGTGGCTAAGTTGGAGTACAGCGCGTTTGTTTACAAGTTCAACGAGGCTGTGATGAGTAAGCAGGAGTGGTATGCGTTCAACAAGACGCCGCGTGAGATCGCTGAGCGCGTGGTGGAGATATTGCGCGCGGCCGAGACCGCTGTCGAAGGAGATGGCAGTAGGTACGACGGCCACGTCGAGCTCGTCGAGCGCGTTCTAGAGCGTGTCATTATGCTCCGCGCTTTCCACCCGTCCTACCACGAGTCATTGTGCAACACCATGAACGACAACATGGCAGCCCCCGCGACCACCGAGAATGGCTACAAGTACCACTCCGGTCTTGGCCGAGGCTCGGGGATTCAGGAGACCTCTGATTTCAACTCCTTCGGTGCCGCGTTTAAGGGCTACTGTGCCCTACGCAACACCAAGAATCCGGCCACTGGCGCCAACCACGGCCCGTGCGCCGCCTTTATCAAGCTTGGCATTTACGGCGGTGATGACAGCCTTCAGCCCGACGTGTGCCCCGAACAGCTCGCTAGGTCCGCCAAGCTTTGTGGTCATGAGTATGACATCGTCGTCACTAGGCGCGGCGATCCCGGCGTCTCATTCCTCAACCGATTCTACGGGCCCGACGTTTGGGAGGGTGATCCTAGCTCGTGTTGCAACCCCGGGCGGTGCTTGTCCAAGTTGTGGATAGGCCCACGGGTGTTGCACAAGCCCTTTGATAGATTTGCCGAGCGCCTTTCGGGCTACTATCGCATGGATAGGAACACGCCTTTGGTGGGCGACATCGCGCGCCTGACTCACTACCTGCTGGGCGAGCGCACCGAGGGTGTATTGATGCCCTGGAATGGTGAGATATCCGCTGATGAGAATTGGCCAAACGAGGACTCCGGCTGGATGCAGGACTTTGTTTTCGCCCAGCTCCCCGATTTCGACCTGCAGAGGTTCCAGTACTGGGTCAATTCGTGCTACGCTGAGTTTGAGGCCAGCGGTAGCTGTGCCCTGTTATTCCAAGCACCCCTGTGCACACCGGTGCCTGAGGACCCCATTAAGTCCAAGATAACTGCCGCGGTTGGTGAGGAGGTGGTTATCGCCGATGTGGCACCCGCCGAGGAAGAGCTGAAAACTGACCCCTACGTGGTGGGGCCTGAGGAGCAGCTGCAGGACATTCAAGACGTCATAGACGCCGCACGTTTGGTGCCCGTCGTCGATGATAAGGGTAAGCGTGTGAGCGCACCGCTTGCTAACGGGCCCAGGGGCAAACCCAAAGTCATGCCCTGGGACTGGGTTCCCCCCGCCGACGCTACGGCGGTGCCTGAGTGGGAGAAAACTCGCAATCGGATTTGGAGGAAGAAGTACCCAAGTGAGTGGAATAGTTACTCCCGTGACCCTGAAGCTTTCATGTCACGCCGAGCCACGCCCGACTCGTTTCATGGTCTCAACGGCAACAATGGCAGCGTTACCAACTCGGATGACGTTCCGCCACGCACCTTTTGGGGCCTAAATGGCAACAACGGTAGTGCCACTAACTCGGATGATGTGTCTAGGGCACCGAACAACGCTGCGGCCATTACCTGGTGCGATGATTCGCCTAGCGACTACGACTGGGTGATGGTCGGCGCCGATGAGTCGCCCGTCCGCCCAGCGGAGGCAATTGACGTTGCGTCAGCTTACGCATGGGATCGCCTGAGTGTTCTCATGGCAGCACAAGACAGATGGCGGGACGCCGCCCGCTCGAATTTTACTATCGAGGATATTATGTCTGATGTTCGTAAAAGCCGAGGACAACAAAAGTCCGCTGCCCCAGTTAGGCAGCAAAAGTCCGGAGGTCCAAGTGCCCCCTCCGGCGCCAGGCGATCAAACGCCAAGCCCGCCGCCCAACGGGCTGGTTCAGCGAACCGAGACCCGGCTGTTACTTATGCAGAGATTGCTAGTAGAGGCAACAGCCGATTTGCAGGGCAGGTGGCCCGAAAACATGACCCCAGCCGACGCATTCATCGCACTGGGCCCAAGAGAGCCCCGAGGCAGGATGCGTTCGGAGTTGATGTCCACGCCGCGGGCCTCCGCGGTGGCTGGGACACCGACAGGGGTTGGCACGTTGGACGAGATTCTGCAGAGCGCGTCGCCTTTGCCGCCGCACACGGCCTGCACTGCAACGTCGCCGATGCCCTCGCCCATTTTCAGGCCAAATCGCCCGCGAGTCAAGGCCCCGAGACGGCGACGTTAGGCACGTCGGCGATGAAACTCCCGGACAACTCCACCGCCGCCAGTGCGATTTGCGCTACCCTGCGTGAGGCTCATGCCGCCAATAAAGCGGTACCTGAGACCTGGCAGGCCCACGTGTCCCAATGTGGTGACCCCAGGGCCATGATCAAGGCTTGGGGTGGCACGGCAGCCGGTTCCGTCGACGAGAACACCCCTAACAAGGATTTCTACCTCGCTTTCGATGAAGAGGTGGCAACGATCACTGCCTCAACCTCCAATGGCGTTACGGCTTACGTTTCGAACCAGATTCTGGTCAACCCCGGCAACCCCGAGTGTCTGCCTCAGAGCTACCCGACCGCCCAACTGTTTGAGCGATACGACCCCATCATCTGGGAGTTCTACGTGAGCCCCGTCGTGACGGCCGGCACCACTAATAGCTCCGGGTTGGTGGTTCTTTCTTTGGACTTGGAGGGCGGCTCGGAAGCCTCTCCCGCTGATTACCAGCAGCAGATCAACAACACCATCCATGCCGACGGCCAACCTATTTACCCCTTTAGCATGGAAGTGGCTGGGGTCGCTAACCACCGACGAGCTTCATCCAATATTGGAAGTGATTCCTTGACGGACGGATCTTGGTTCGTCGCTATTGGAAATGATGGCTTCACCCCTGCTGGCCGCGAGTCGGAATTGTCCAACCTTGGCCAACTCTCAGTCGGTAATTTTGGCCAGGGTTCATCGTCCGGTACCATTGGTATCTTGAGGACGAGGGGAATCGTAGCCCTCCGTGACAAGATGCAGGAGAACGTGGACGACGCGCCCCCGTTGCTCACTACGTGCTTCTTCACGGGTGTCGCTGCGCTGACCTTGGCTTCTGGTGTCTCCCAGGACTTTGCGCTCACCACTGTCACCCCAGCCGCGGTAGTCCCAACTAACGGACCCAACTGGGTGTCATCTCTAGCTACCACCGTGAGATCACGCGGGCCGCAGATTTGCAGTGGCACGTTGGCAGTCACCTTCTCGGGTACTGGGGCCACGGCCTCGTCGGACTTGACCTTCGTGGTTACCCCATTGGTCAACGGGTCTTCAACCGGCCTCCCTATCGCAACGCAGATCAGTGAGGCTACGGGTGTTGGCTCCTACAGCGAGCGCGTGGTCATGGTGGTACCCCCCATGATCAACTTGCTCGATGATACCTTTGGCATTCGTGTCACCATAACGGCGACTACCGGCACTGTCGGCACCAACTCGACCACCCTCGGTGCTCTGGTGCTAAGCACATTGATGTGAACCACATCGTGTGAAACATTCAGACTA